GGCGACAGGGCGCGCGAGCGCGGAGACGAATGGCGAAACGTTCACTGATGGCCAAGGGCCTGTCGGCCTCGAGCTCGATGATGGTCGGGGCCTTGATGTTCTTGATCGCCGGCACCCAGATGGTGGTGATGTTGCCCTCGGCACTGGTGCCGGGAATCTCTGTACCCAGTTTCATGGTCATAATGTGCTCCTTGAAGACTTTTGGTAAATGATTGGTTGATTACGGTCGGCTCCACGTGAAGCGGAACCGGAGGACGCGCACCTGGTAGCGGCGCGCGGTTTCGTCGGCGGTCAGACCGGCCGCGTATGCGCCGGAATCCTCGTACAGGGTGAGCTGGCCGACCGTGTAGCCCGGCGGCCGGGTGGGGGAGCGGTTCGCCAACGCGGGAATCAGCATGTCGTCGCACCAGATGTTCACGCTGTCGGCGGTGGTGCTGACGGCGCGAACCTCCAGCAGGGCGGAGTGGGCGGTGAACCGCATCGTCTCCGCCTCCACATGACGGTCGGTGGAGACGCGCGCGATGATCCACGGCGGCATCTCCGACTCCAACGGCTCCTCCTGCCTGTACACCTTCACGCCGGACGGCATGGAGGGCAGCAGATCGAGAACCGCATTGGTCAAGTCCATGACGCTCATAATCCGATGGCTCCTATCAGCATGTCGTCGGCCGCGTCTCCCACGTATTCGGCGAGCGTGGGCAATTCCTGTTCGGCGAACGGGTAAAACCAGTGGGTTCCGCCGCCTTTCGCGGTGCCGAAGAACGCGATGTTGGCCAAGTCGGAGGCCCCGCCGTCGCGGGGGCTCACGTCCGTGTACACAGTGGTGCCGGTGCTGCCCATTTCGTAGCCGATGCCGATACGGCTGATCGCGTAGTTCGATGATGTCTGCAGGTCGGAGATGACGCCTTCCTTGACGTTTTGCGCGCCCTTCTTCACCGCCTGCGCGACCTTGACCGAAGCCATGGCGTGCGCGGCGGCGACACGACGGCCGAACGCGGTCAGCTCCGAAGCGTCGACTGTCACGTCACTCATTGCTGTTGCCCACCTCCTTCACATTCCACCGGCATGCGGTGGAGTGTGTCTTCTCGGACTGCATGTTCAACAACCTGAGCTTCCGCCCCTTGAGATTCGGGTCATCGGCCTCGGTTATCTCGCACACGTCACCCGGCAATAAACCCATGGTGCCGTAGGGTAAATGCACGTACATGCTCCACACGGGGGTGACGGCACCCAAAATGGTGGCCGGGTCCGCCCCGAGTGCCACACACACCGGGTAGGGCTGGCCCGGGTGCAGCGCGCCATGTTCCCGAAAGTCCAGCGCGCCGCCCCGGTGCTTGACGCGATTTCCGCCACCGTATTCCGGCTGGGCGAGACGCCCGGCGCCGGCGCCCGGATGAAGGTCATCAACCAGATGCTAGCCGGCGTCCATATCGCCGCCATGGCCGAGGCGATGGTGATGGCCGCAGCCCAGGGCATGG